TGATTTTTTTAGTGTCGTCAACAGATTTGACAGGTCTTGCTGCTTGCCATAAATCATCTCTAAATCGACCTGTGTAAGTATATTCTCCTACATGAGTTATAGGATCATCTATATAGGCATATACTTTACCTCCTATATCAGTCCATCTTTGACAAAACCCAAAATCTTCACCAAAATATCTTTTAGTTTCAGGGTCGTGCAGTGTGTCAAATAAGTTATACATGTTATCTTTTTTAACTTCTTTACCATTAATATTAGTAGGTTGATATATCTCTAGTTCCGGATGATGTTTAATTAACTTTTCAATTACCTCTCTTTTAATTAACATACAGCCTGTAGGAGCATGAGTAAGTTCCATTAATCCTTTGTCCACGGTTATTGAATTAGGATCCTCTACTTTAACAGGAAAGGTAAATCCTGCTGTAGCTAAATCTTTTTCATTGCTAACAGCATCTTCTTTAGTGTTAAGTCTTCTCCATATTTTATCCCAACTTAAAAGCTTCATAGGATAAGGTAGACTAATTATATCTTTATTAAAATCTAACATTTTAAAAATAGATTTTGCACTAAAATCAATATCAGAATCTATAAATAATAAATGAGTGTAGTTGTCTTTGTGATTTAAAAATTCTGCTACACACAAATTTCTACCTTGTGTAACCAATGATGATTTTAATAAAGTAAAACTACATAAAATTCCCTCTTTCCAACAAGCTTGTTGAAACTTTAATACTGCTTGACAATAGTGCATACTGACATCACTATGACATGGAGTACATACCATAATTTTGTGGGGCGAAGTGCTTAAGTTAATTTCAGTTATTTTGTTTTCTACTGTGTTAGTTTTAATTGTTTGATAGGTGTCATCATTTGCTTTTTCTGTTTTGTCGACGTTAAACCATATAGGTTCATTTGGCTTTGGCATTAAGAGCTCCTTTTAAAAATGTTGTCCACGAAGCAGCTTGCTTGGGCCAAGAATAATAAATTTGTGCATAACTTGCTTGAGTGGTTAAATGACTATGTATTCGCGGTTCATGTAAAGTTTCTGCTGCAGCAGAAATACCATACGCAAATTTTTCAGCTAAAGCTTTGTAGTTACTATCATAAGGAATATACATTGGGAACTCTGCTCCTGTTTCAAACAAAGCTCCATAATTAGTTATTATACTATATAAACCAGCAGACATCGCTTCTAATAAAGAAATACAAGAAGTCTCTTCAAAGATACTAGGATAAACATACATATTATAGTCTTGTAGGTGTTCTCTAATATATTCGTTTGGTTTATATCCTATATAGTTTACATTAGGTAAAGACTCAGCTTGTTCGTACAATGCTTTATAATTATGATCGTTTTGTTTCATAAAATCTTTGCCATAAACTTCACACGAAGAATAAACATCTAATGTAATTAATGGATTTTTAACTAATTGCATTGCACCAAGTAAAACAGATAATCCTCTCCAAGGTGTGTTTTGGTGAATTATTCTAATAGGTTTACCTTTTTTATAATGAGGAGCCTGTGTTATTTTTTCAACTCCATTTTTAATAACCACACATTTTTCAGTAGGAATATCAAACACCATTCTAAATTTTTCATAGTTCCAATGAGAATTAAAAACATACCAATCATATTTGTGATGATTATTTTTATCTTTAAACCACGGGTATAAATTAGGTTGATCGTAAGAATTTTTTTGCCAAAGTATGTTTAGTTTTTTAGGATCTATAGGTACTTTACCAGGTACACTAGTACAGATTTGTATTTGATCTAATAAATTTTTATCTACGTATTTGTGTAAAAAACCAAGTTGTAACTCAGTTCCACCTTTAGGGCTTTGATTTTTTATTATCATTATTCATTACTTTCTGGAACACATCTAAACCTTTCGGTGATACTTGTACTGTTACATCAGTAACGATATCTGGTCCTTCCATTTTTTCTTTAGAAGTTTCACCTGTTTTTGTATTTCTATAAATTGTTATAGTAGTACAATCAATTTTATATATGTTATCCGTTTTCATTCTCTCTGTTTATAAGCGCATAGCTAACTACTACTTCAAGTTTATTAGCTGTTTCTGCTTGCGCTTTTATAGCATCTCCTGCTTCTAAATTCAACCCCTGTTCTGTAGCGTTGACTGTGCTTAAAGCGGGGATATCCTTTCTAAAAAATTCTACATCTGTGCTAGCCGATGAATCTCTTAAATCACAATTAACCAACACAGCTCCGGAGCTGTTATTAGATACATACACAGATTTTACAATAGCTACGGCAGACGTGGCTATAGTCAAAAGAGTTGTCATAGCTGTGCCATCTAATATTTTGCTAGCATTTTTATATTGTATTGTCATGATAAAAAATAATTAAAAGCTTCTTGTTCGTTTTTTAAATCTTCTTGAAAAGCAAAATTAAGTTGTTGTTTCATAGTTGTCATAGACTCAATAATTTGTCTTTGATTTTCTACGTCATATTGTTGTGCTGGTTCAGGTATATAATTAGTTAATTTTGCCATTATGCTTTTTTCTTATCTACGCCTTTTATTTTTTTCTTATTTTTTGAAGCATAAAATACAGCTTCGCCTTTTTTCTTACCGTATTGTTTTTTCATAGATTTCATTATTTTTTTACCTTTTTCAGTTAGTGGCATATTATCTCCTTCCGTCTGGTTGAGCATCCATTCTAAAACTACCATAACGCCAAGTTTCACCTGTAGCATCATTTTCTATTTTCAAAGATAGTAATCTTCCTCTTGCTCTAGTGTCTACTTTATCAGTAGTAGAAGTTATTGTAAAGGGACCTAAAGGTGAGCTTGATTGAGTATCTGATGGATAATCCGATATAAATAAAGTTACTTTGGAATTACCTACTAAAAATTTATAGTCTGGCATAAATCTTTTCATGGACATAAATATTTCACCATCTTCAATATCAAAATCTCCTGATCTTATAAAAGCATCAATTGAAGTTCTACCTGAGCTATTAACTTGATCGTTTCCAACTTCATGAACATAATAGATAGATGCTCCATATAAATTTGTAATTCCTAAAATATCAGGAAACACCGGAGTAGAAGTTGCTTCGTAATCTGTTGCATAGGGTTTATCAAACACACCTTGATCAGCGTAACTAGTTCTGTCTAATGACGAAGTAGTCCAAACATTTTCTTGATAGTTGTATGTTACACATCTATCAATTTGTTCTGATCCACTTTTTGGATAGAACCAATTTACTTCAGTGTACAAAGAATTTGGTGAAGAAAAAATTACATCTGCTGAATTAAAGTTAAGACCTAAATCTCCATTTTGTGTTGTAAATACAAAGTCTTCAACTAAACAAGGTAAAGCTTTGACTGTACCATCATACATAAAAAACCCACCTTCATTAGACATCCAATATATAGCACCATTAACATAAGAAGCTGCGTGTTGTCCTATGCATCCACAATTTGTGCCGACTTGTCTAACACTAAAAGTAAAAGGTGGGCCTACAAATTGAATTACATATGCAGCATTATCGGTTAAAACAAAAACATAATCTTTACCTTGAAGAGCTGCAGTAATTTTATTTCCTGTATCTAATCTAAATGTACCAGCAGTGTTGGTTGCTGTTGGTGCGTATGTATTTAAATCTTCTTGGTTAGAAAATCTTACAAACATAGGATCTTGAGTTGTGGTGTCTCCTATTGTTGTTTCAGTTCCAAAGTGAAATAAATGTCTATCTCTGTCTGAGACTAATGTAAATCTGCTGGCCGTAGGATTACCTGTTGTTACAAAACCAGATGTAGATTGTGATGCTCGAATACCTCTAGCACCAGATGCTCCTGCGTTCCAAGTAAAAGTTTTACCATTAAATATAGTTGCAACTAATACTTGACCAAAATTATCTAAGCTCCAGTTTCCTGGATCTAAAATTACGTCACTGACTGCACTTTCAGTGCCCCAAGTAGAGTCTCCATAACTAGAAGTTCCCCAACCATAACCTGCTGTTTGAAACGTGGGTCCTACTTCAACATAAGGATTAACAGTTGCTGCACCAGCGGCAGTCATACCTGAGCCTCCTTCATTTCTAGATGCTTGGATTGTAAATTTATCTACATCAGGAACAGTTAATATTTCGTAAACTTTTTGTAATTCTGTGGGTGTATAATCTGAAGCACCTGTAACTGTTACACCAGATAAGGTTACATACCTTCCTTTAGCTAGACCATGTGATCCTTTATTTATGGTTACAGTATTTGAACCGTTGACAGTTGTTATAGTGCATCCAGTGATCGCTGTATCTAAAGGTGTGATGTCGTAAAAATCATTACCGTAATATAAAAATAAACCTTGAGAAGTTCCAATTGCTGCATATTTTTCACCTGCTAAAGAAGTCCAAGTTAATTGTGCTCTAGCTGCACCAGGTAAAGTTTTTTGAGCAGCTGTTAATTGTTCCCATCCACCTATTTTTTCAGGAGCGGTATATCTAAAACGCACAAAGTCTCCATCTACCCATCTTCCTGGAAGAGCTGAGGGAACGCTTTGTTTATTAAAACCAGGTGCAAATTCTACTTTTTTTAAGGCCATAATTGTGTTATATAATACTTATTTAGAATATGAAAGAGAGATCTTAATGGAAAAAACTTACAAAATAGAGAATTTTATTGGGGTATATGATAATTTTATTATGCCCGATGATTGTCAAAAAGCTATAGATTTTTATGAAAGAAGAGTAAAATTTAATGAAACAATTAATAGAACTGATTTTGAAAAAGCAGGAACGTTAACAAAACAAGATCAACAATTTTTTGCTAATGAACATAATATAGATTTATGGTGGGAAGAATTAAAAACCATGATGATAAATTTTGATATTGCTTTTCAAAATTATTTAACTCAAACAGGTGCAAAACAAGCTTATGGACAGGATAAATTTTTTTATACTTGTTTAAAAATTCAAAAAACTTTACGCACTGAAGGTTATCACACATGGCATATAGAACACGGAAGAGGACATGATAATGAACCTAGAGCTTTTGTTTTTACTGTTTACTTAAATGATGTAGAAGATGGTGGAGAAACCGAGTTTTTACATTTTTCAAAAAGAGTTCAACCTAAAACAGGTAGAGTAGTTATATGGCCTGCTGGTTTTCCATATGTACACAGAGGTAACCCACCTTTATCAGGTGATGGTAAATATATATTAACTTCTTGGATGATGTTACGATGAGTATGATGTAGGTCTTGCACCTAATCTAGCAACTTTTTCTTCGTTAGTTTCGTCATCACTAGCATTATCATTATCCCAATCAGATTGTAATCTAGCTAAGTGGGCTGAATCCCATCTAGTAATAAAATCATTAATGTCTCCTAAAGCTGCATCAGCCCAACTTGAGTGAGCTGTCTCGTCTCTATATTCTACTTGATCGTTAACATTTGAAGTTCCATATTGAATAGCCCAAACATTTGAAAATTTAGCTTGGCTCCAAAAAGAATCATCACTTATTACATATCCGATAGGGTGACCTTGTTCATTTTTAACAGACTGATTTATTATCATCTTGTCGTCAAATACTACTGTCCATGTTCCTTGTGATGCCATTTTATCTCCTACGTTTTAATAATATAAATAACTGTTAAGTATGGTTGTAAAATTGATGGGTTAACTTCTGTCCCTGAAAAGTTTGCACTCATGTTATGAGAGTGACCACCACCAGATCCAACTGATCCTGTGCTTGTTGGAGGTCCTGCGATTGATCCTGAAGGAGGACCACCAATACCACCAACAGGTGATTTGTTATAAGTTCCTGGGTGAGAGTGAGAAGCTAACTGCGGAGTTGATAAAGTCGCGTTAGCTGTTGAACCACCAACGTTACCCGCAGGTGTTACTGGAGTAGTATTAGCTCCACCAGTTGATCCTAAAGCTTTGTTGTTTGATTTTCCAACTGCAACGTTGTCAGATAAATTAGGAACGTTAAAAGTTGATGAGCCATCTCCAGTTCCGTAAGTTGTTCCTACAATTGCAAATAATGCAGAGTAAGTTGATCTTGAAACTGCTTGACCATTACACTCTAAAAAACCTGTCGGCACTGAAGCAGAAGACCACGGCACAATAGTAGCTGTAGGAATTCCTTCGATACCAGTAAGGTTTGCTCCTGAAAAATCGTATTTTGTTGCTTCGTAATTTGACATATTATTTCTCCGTGTAAGTCCATCCTGTTGTAGCA